GTCCGGCTGTCGGCATCCTCCTCTGGGATCGACGTATCGGTGGCCCTGCTAGGGTCTGCATCGCAAGACAGCCCGCTATTGCCGGTAATAAATAAATCCTCCTCCACCGAAACACTTGCAACATCCAACGCAACCAACGACCGGCGCTGTGAGTCAACGGGGAAATGCTCCAGGGCTAGCGATAGCTGCCCTTCCCTTCCTTGCTTCATGCTTACAATCAAATGCCACTCCACCAACGGATCGTCAACGCCGTCTACATCTTTTCGATTAAGTTGAATAGCGATTAAATCACCTTCGCCTATCCGCGCATTCCAAGATCCCGCCTTGATTATTACCTGCGCAGTATGCGTAATGTATCGCCGCTTTGCCTGCGCAAATCGCATAGCCTTAACAGCATGACCTTTAGATGTGGCAAACTGCGTCATATCATGCGATTCAATTGGTGCCGAGTCCGGGGTGTCGTCATATTTGACCGTTGTGGTTCTGGTGATCCCCGACAGCCCGTCATCCCCTTGTTGCCGCCATGCCACCTCAGCCCTGTATGGCTGCCGGGCCTGTGGGTCTGCGAGCTGATATGAATAGCTGCCAGAAACGATCGCTTCACTGTCAAACACCCACGCAGGCTTTTGCGGTTCAGAGTCGATTACCCCTGACGGGGTGACGGGTAGCAATGGCCTCATGCCGTACCGCCCGCCAATGGTGCTAGAACGCACCAGGAAGTAGGGCCCCACCTTGCTCAGCCAGTCACTGGTGCTGGTTGGCTCGGTCAGAATGCCATCCCAGAACAAACCATTGGCCGCCATGAATTTAGCGGTTGTTGTCAATGAAGCACGGTCTATTTGTATCTCTGGAATCCTGCGAGTATGAGTCAGCAGCCAGTAGTAAAGCTCTGCAAGGTTGTTACTGCTGCCGTAGGTGTCATCAGTTAGCCGGGTGGACTGTACACCGTTGCGGATGAAGGCATGGACCGAGCGCTTCCAGTAACCTTGATCTTCATTTGCAACACCATAAGGATCGTCGCCATTAATGTAAACAACCGAAAACGAAAGCGTAGACATGCCTTCGTAAGTGCCTGCCGTGCCGCATATCGTGGGCGCTGGAACCGCTTTAGCAACCAAGTAATTATTATTTAATAAAGCCTCAGATTGATTTTTCCCATCAATAAAAGTGGTGGTCCTAAAATACAGAATGTTTCTATATACATCTTTAAGAAAATTGCCAGGCGCCCACCTTCCTGCGCGTTTGTTTCGTGATTGACTGAACTGGCCAACCCTGCAACGACCATGAAAAATATCGCGCACCTGAATACCCCCTATACTGCCTTCACTTAAGACAAGATGATAGAAAGCCTTTACAGTATTGGGAAGGTCAAGGCTAACGGTTCTGTACTGAATTTGCCCGCCCAAGGTAACGCTATAAGGTTCCTCGCGCAGCTCTGCTGGGGTTTCAAATCTGCAGGCAGTCGCCTTGGGTGCAATTAGAACCCCGCCTGTATTGCCTACGCGACGGGTCCATACAATCGGGATTCGTTCAAACAGCAACATCGCCTCCTGGTTTTTGTCCAGATCTAGCCCTCCTGATATTCCATTGCCGCTGCCAATGGCCATGCTCCCGCCCAAGGCCACAGCATTGGCGCCCGTTGCATAGCGAGAAGGCCGCGCCTTGGCGCCTACGCTTAAAAGGGAGTACCCAGATACGTCACCAGCAATCAAAGCCCCGCCAGTCCTTCCACCGCCCCCGCTATTTCCCGACCGCACTATGGGGGCAACCATTAGAAAGACAGCACGCAGGGCGTCCCGATCAATTCGGTAGTCGCAATTCTAGGCGGCATCATCGCCATCACCGGGGGCGGTTTGCTGGTGACAGCACGCAGGGCGTCCCGATCAATTCGGTAGTCGCAATTCTAGGCGGCATCATCGCCATGGCCGGGGGCGGTTTGCTGGTGGCCGAGAATGAAACCGTGGTCAGATCGCCATCTCCGCCGCTGACCTGGAATAGCCCGCTGGAGATCCTGGAGAGGCCGCCCAAAATGACCTCAAATTGGGTCACTTCGATCAGCCATTGATTGGCAGCTGCTTGGAACACCAGCGACTTGACGGCGGGGGAATGTGCGCAGGTGATCGTGACCGATCCGGATACCAGGCCCGAATCAAGGCCTGGGCAGTTGAACTCCTGGAACTCCCAGGACTGCAGCCCGTCGCCATCGCCAGCATCAAAGGAAGTGAAGGGGGCGTTGTTGATCCCGTCGAGACGGTGCCACCTGGCCTTGGCGTTGCCGCTAGAGTCCAGCCACTTCAGGGTCTGGGTGTAGACGTGGGGGCCGTAGTCGGGCATCAGGCAATCCCTATCGCACGGCGGCCGTCAATGCTGACCCGGTAGGCCTCATAGTCCTCCAGCGCCCTGGCGGTGATTGCCTCGGCGTCGGCCAGGGTTATGGCGTTGGATCCGTCTGGGAGTCGGTAGACCGGGCCGGTGTGGTTGAGCTTGAACTTAGCGGTAAAGCTGCCGCCTCTGGAGCCCCCGGCAGCGGCGCCGCCCGTGGCAGAGCGAGGAGCCGACCGATGCAGATCGATGACCTGCTCTTGAGGATGCAGCATGGCCATGAATCCGCCCCGGCCATCAAGCCCGCCAGACCGTGGGCCGTTTCCGGTGTAGCCGCCGCCGGCGAACTGCGGCACCTGCACCGGTTGAATCATCTCCAACTGCGGGCCCCGCACAGCGGCGCTCACCGAATTAGCCGCCTGGATGAGGCGGTTGATCTGCTCGATGAAGCCATTTACTGCCCGCCCCGCCAGGCTCAAGGCCGAATTGATCACGCCTCTCACCGTGCCAACGATCGACTCCCAGGCATCGGTGATGGGCTCCACCAGGCCTAGCGCATAGTCCCTAATGCCATCCATGCCAGCATTCCAGGTTTGCCCCAGGCGGGCAATCAGGCCATTCTCTGGGCCGATGATCGTGTCAATGAAAGCGGTCCAGTTCTCGCCCAGGTTGGTGAGGATGTTGCCGGCATAGCTGCTGATGCCGTCCATCATCAGGTTCCAGCCACCGCCGATCATTGCGACAAACCCGGTTTCAGGGTTGGCGATCAGATCCCAGAGGCCACGGAAAGCGTCGGCGATCTGGTCGCGGAAGTTAAAAATCACCACAGCCGTGGCCACGGCTGCTGCGCCGATCAGGATTGGGGCGGAGATAAACCCGGCGACCAGGGCAGCCAAGCCGGTGGCTACTGAGGCGATGGTGCTGGCGATGCCCGCCAGACCTGCCGTTACAGCTGGCATGGCCCCAGCCCAGCCGGCAAGGGTGGCCCCCAGGCCAAAGCCGGCAATGGTCTGGATGGCCATGCCAAGCCCAGCCACAACGGGCAGGGCAATGACGACTGCTGCCCCAATGGCGCCAACGCCAATGGCTATTTGCGTGAGCAGGGGATTGGCTTGGGCAAGGCCCGAAAGCGCTTGAACTACTGCAATAACACCAGGTACTAGCTGGTTAATTATAGGTACTATCAAATTGCCTATTTCAATCTGCAGCGCTTCTACGTTGTTTTTCGCTAGCTGCATCTGCGCCGCAGTGGTGCCCATTTGCACGCCAAGCTCTTTGGCCATTGAGCCAGCGTAATTACCTGGACCGGCAACAGCGTCTAAAGACTTTGTAAGGTTATCTACGTTCTGAATTAACGCAGGCAAAGCTCTTGTCTCGTCACCAAAGAAATCAGAAATTATAGATGCCTGCATTTCTTTAGGCATTGCTTTGATGCGGGCAATAAAGTCTTTAATCGTAGGTTCGGCGCTCTCCTGCATTGCCCTGGCTAGATTTAGGCCTGCATCTTTCCCAACAAAGCCTAAGGTCTGCAACGCGGCCACCTGCCGTTCGGTCATTGAATTGCCCCGCGTCAGCGCCTTGATCATGTTGTTAAACGAGGTCGCGGCTACTTCTGTATCAGCGCCAGCCGAGATCATGGCCGCGCCAAATGCCACGGTTTTTTCTGCTGCCAGTCCTGCTTGTTGCCCAACGGCACCAGAACGCAAGGCAAACTCAACCAGCTGGGAGGCTTTGGCCGCTGTTTGTTGGTCGAGGTAGTTCATAGCATCGGCCAACTTCATAACTTCGGGCTGGGTCATGCCGAGGCTGTTGCGCAGCTTCGCTATTGACGTGCCGGCCTGATCAGCCGTCATCTCAAAGGCAACACTGAGGCCCGCCACGTCCTTGGCAAATGCTTGGACCTCGCTCCTGGCGATACCTGAAGCACCGGCAGCGGCGTAAATTTCAGCAAACCCTTTGGCGGAAACGGGCAGTTGCTTGGACAGGCCAATGATCTCAGTTGATATTTCCTTGATTGCGGCCGGTGTTTCCAGGCCATCCATGACCTTGCGCACCCTGGAAACACTGGTCTCAAATTCGATGGCTGCCTTGGTGCTGGTCGCCAACGCAACGCCAACGCCAGCAGCCAGGGCAGCAGCAGCCTGCCAGGATGCGCTGTCGATCGTGGCCTTAAAGCCTCCACGGGTGGCCTCTGCGACCTTGTTGATCTCATTACCCAGCTGCGCCACTTGGCCCATACCAGTAACCTGGGCCCCGATCTTCAAAATCGCGTCAAAATTGACGGCCATCAGGAATTCCTTAGCAGTGTCAACAGTTCCAGCTCAATGACGCGCAGATCATCCATCAGCGCAGCAACCGCGCCACGGCCACGCCGCAGGCCCGCCAAGGCGATCACTGCCGGATAGTTGAGCCCAGTGCGCACCCGGTACGGCTGCCCCTCTGGGGTGTATTCAGTGGCCCACTGCCATTGGGTTTGCACATCGCACCAGAGCAGGAATGCCTCCAAGTTCTTGGGCCATATCCAGCAGGTGGGCTCAGTAGGCTTGGGCCGATCCTCGCGGGCCATGGGCACATAGACAATGCCCAGGCTTTCAGCTGCCCGGCGCTGCCCGGCGTCCTCCTGCTCCCGTGTTTTGGCCGGCACCTGGGTCATTTGCCGATGCCATTCCCTCGCGATGGCCTTGAGGTTGCCCGCTTTCCCAAAGTGTCGCTTTCCTTAGTGGTCATTTTGTAGTGAATGTTAAACCATGCCCCAACAATCGCCTGCGCCATGCCTTGCTTTTGCAAAACAGCCCTTCGATTTTGCTCGTTAAATTCCATCACTTCACCATTGCGGGTAAGATCAATCCATCCCACAAGGATTCTACCAGCAAACTCAATATTTGTAACAGCCGCAACTGAATCACCAGGCAATAAATCACCCCTTTGGATAGCTTTAGCTACAGCGTCAGCATCGTCAATTTCTTTTAATAATTTATTAATTTCTTCCTGCTCCATTCGCCTAAACATAGCGGTAAACACCTTGTCTTCAATTTTTCCATCATTCATCACAGCGCCCTTAAGCGCTACTTCGCAGGGGTAGTCGTCTTCAATGTCGATCAGATCGAAAGCCATGAGAGAAAATCAGGGGTTAGGGTTGGCAGCTTGGCCGATCAGGTTTCAACAATAGATCCTTCTTGGTTGGCAAGATCGCCAAACCGGGCTACCCATTGAATATCATAATAAGGAAGCCCCTTAACGTCAATCAACTCTACGCTAGTTAGTTGTATTCTGGGCTGGTTGAATGTAATTATATTGCCAGCAGTGGTGCCAATAGGCAGAGTCAACGCGCACAAGATAGAATTTTTCCGCAGTGCCGGAATGTCCAACGTAGAGATTGCAGGCCTTGCAACCCTGCATGATCCGTTAATCGCGTATTTAGTAAAGTTAATATATGGAACACAGCCAAAGTCGTCGATTAGTTCCATTGTGTTTTCTTTCACCCAAGAAAAACTTGTGAAACACAGCGGCACCGCCGTGCCTCCAACAGGCCCCAGGGTGGCGCTGCCTGGGGTTGTGGCGGCGCTGTCGAAGATAGTTGCATCCACCTGCGGGGGATAGGTCACGGATGCCGGGTTGGCGGCCGTCACCGAGTCCCTATAGAGCGCCATGAATTCAGCAGTTGCCCGGAGTGGACCATTGGCCTCGGCCTCAATGGTCAACTTGTTGCAGCGGGCCCCAGCCCCAGCGTAGCGCACGCCTTCGGAATGGAACCCAACCGAGTAAGTAGTAGCAGGTGCGGGCCACGCTGGGGTGCGGGTGATGCTGGTGGCGCCGACCACCGCCTTGCCCATTCCAGCAGCCAGGGCGATTTTGTCATTGCCCGACGCTGTGCCAGGGGTGCCGCTGCCGGCCCATTCCATGGGCACCGCAAACCGCATCATTCTCATAGTCATCGCTGACGGCTGAGGGGTGCCCGGTCGAACGCCCAGGGTTTCGCGCTCAACCGCCGAGAATTCCTGGATGGTAGGCAGGAAGTCATAGCAGCGCACAACATCCGAACCGGCCAGGGTTTCGAGGGTCCCGCTGGTGGCTTCAGGTTTGATCGTGAATAGATTGTCCATCAGTCGGGGGCAGGGTGGGCGCTGGGGGTGCGATCAATGGCATTTCCCGCCATTGGGTTTCGTGGGGCTCTCGGTACCATTCACCGCCGCATGATGGCGGCTCGGGTGGTACCGGGAGTGGCGCTGGCTGGGCTGGTGGCTTCGAACTCATAACCGGTTGATCTTCACGTCAGTTTGATCAGTGGCATAGGTGACATCATAAACGCATCTCATCAGAGCGGCCTGGAGGTTTGATTCGTGCGATCGGCCCTTTGACTGAATCCCTCGGCACAACCCGCCGAGCTTTCGAGTGCCGCCCATGACCCTGCCATGGACTGCCACGTAAAACGGGTCAAGCAGCTCCCAGTTAGAGGGGTCTCCCGGTTGCCGTGGCATCGAGATGGTAACAACCACAGGCAGCGATGAGATCACCCGGCAGGTATCGCCAGGCTGGTCGAGGCCCTCCCCCTCTAGATCCAACCCGATCACCACCCCATCACCAGGCCCTGCCACGCGGGAAGCATCCAGAAACAACTGCGGACGGCGATTGGTTGGGTTGCCGACCAGCCACGGAATGTCGCTCTCCCCCTCGGGGGCTGTGCCCTGCAGGAGGTCGGCCAGGGCATCCATGATCCGGCAGCTGATTGAGAGCGTCATGGGCTGGGGGTGCGGTCCTGCTGAGGTTCGGTGGGCTTCAAGGTCTCAGCCTGCGGATCGTCCAGCTTTGCCAGCAGGGTGGCACCCAGGCCGGCCGCCGCGAGCGAGCCGGATCCAGCCGCTGTCCATGCCTGGAGGCAATCTTCAGAACGCCGCTGGCAGATGTGGAAGGCCCCCCCGACCCCAATGACTGGGGACGACAGAAGGCACAATGCAATCGCCCTGGTAATGGCGTCTCTGGCGTTCATCTCATTCCCCTCGCCATTGCCGGGGGCATGATAAGGCCCGCCTTGCCTGAGCCATGGGGCAGCTTGTCATACACCGCGATGCCTTGCGTCACCAACCAAATCACCACGCTTACACCGCCTGCAACTGCGGCGATCTTGATAACGATGCCATTCAT